CCGGCCCCCGTGGCCGCCGCCCCGGCACTGGATGCCGCCGCGATCCTCCGCGAGGAACGCGAGCGCGCCCAGAACATCCGCGCCATCGGTGCCCGCATCGGCATGGATGCCGCTGCCATCGAAGCCGCGGTGAACGACGGCCAGTCGATTGACGCCTTTGTCCGCTCGATCAATACCCGCGTGCCGGAAACGCAGGCGATCCGCACGGCGGAATCGCCGGAAATCGGCCTGAACGACCGCGAGCGTGAGCAGTACAGCTTTGTGCGGCTGATGAACGCCCTCGCCAATCCCGAGGATATGTCGGCCCGCCGCGCCGCCGCCTTTGAGCTTGATTGCTCGAATGCCGCGCTCGCTCGCGGGCAGGCACCGGCCAAGGGCGGCGCGGTCCGCATCCCGCACGATGTGCTGGTGCGATCGCTGGCCGATGGCATCACCGGCGGCCAGCGCGACCTGACGGTCGGCACCGCGACGGCGGGTGGCCACACGGTGGCGACCGACCTGCTAGCCGGTTCGTTCATCGAAATCCTGCGCAACCGCCTCGCCCTACAGGGCGTTGGCGCGCGGATGCTGACCGACCTGAACGGCAACGTTGCCATTCCGCGCCAGACGGGTGCGGCCACCGCCTACTGGGTGGGTGAAGGTTCCGCCTCAACCGAAAGCCAGCAGTCGTTCGATCAGGTGGCGCTGACGCCGAAAACTGTGTCGGGCTTTACCGATTACAGCCGCCAGCTGCTGTTGCAGTCGAGCATCGACGTCGAGGCCTTTGTCCGCGCGGACATCGCCGCGATCCTCGCGCTCGAAATTGACCGGGCTGGCGTCAACGGTAGCGGCACCGCCAACCAGCCGCGCGGCGTGATGCAGACCAGCGGCATCGGCAGCGTTGCCGGTGGCACCAACGGTGCGGCCCCGACCTGGGACAACATCATCAACCTCGAAACGCTGGTGGCGGTGGCGAACGCCGATGTCGGCAACCTGAACTATATGACCAACGCAGCGGTGCGTGGCCGCCTGAAGCGGACCCAGAAGTTCAGCGGCACCAATGGCGACCCGATCTGGGAAGCCGGCAACCAGATGAACGGCTATGGCGCGGTGGTTTCCAACCAGGTGCCGGCAAACCTGACCAAGGGCACCAGCTCGGGCATCTGTTCGGCCATCCTGTTCGGCAACTGGGCCGACCTGATCATCGGCATGTGGGGCGGCCTCGACATCATGGTCAACCCCTACATCCTGTCGGGCACCGGCAACGTCCGCATCGAGGCCTATCAGTCGGTCGATGTTGGCGTGCGCAACGCCGTGTCCTTCGCGGCGATGCTCGACGCGCTGACGGCGTAAGTCTGGCCTTTCCCGCTCGCAAGCGAGCGCGGCTTTCCGGCCAACTGACAACGGCGGCGGGTGGAGCGATCCACCCGCCGGCCACCTTTTCCATCCACCTCCATCCGGGGAAACATCATGGCAGTGAAACTCTATGCCAAGGGCGACATCGTTGTCGGCGGCGAACATGTCGCATCGGGCGATCCATTCGAAGCCGCCACCGAAGGCGAAGCGAATTATCTGATCGCCTGTGGCCGCGCCACCAAGGACGCGCCGGGAAAGGCCAGCAAGGCCAAGGCCGACGCGGCGGACTGACCCCCGGGGATCCAGCATCGGGCGGCGCGATTGTCGCCGCCCGATTGGGAGCATTGACCAGATGAAAAAGATCATCCTGAACACCGCCGCGCTGAACAGCGCCGGGGTGCGGTGCGACGCGGGCAGCGAGTTGACCGTCGGCACCGGTGCCAAGGCGGACATCGCGCCCGATGTGGCGGCCGAGCTGGTGGCCGATGGCCGCGCCAGCGAGGTGACGGCCGCCCCGGCGACACAGGCACCCGCCGCGGACGTGCCGCCGGTGGCTGACAAGCTGGACGACATCGAGGCGACAGACTGATGAGCCGCGACGCGGAGGCGCTGGATGACATCCGCGCCGCCTTTGAAAGTGACATCAGTTACAGCGCCATCGCCACGTCGAACCTGTTGCCCGATTCCGCCGTGCTGACCATCGCCGGGGAGGCGATGACGCTGGGCGGGGAGGCGATCACGCTGGAGACATGGACCGTCACGGTCGGCCCGGCAACGATGCCCGCGGTTGACGCGCACATTGCCGCGCCCGCGTTTCAGGGGCCGGGGCACAGCGCGCGGCAGCGCATCTGGCAGATCGCGATGGCCGACTGGCCATTTTTCTATCCGCCCGCGCGCGGCGATGAGCTGAACGACGGGCGAACCTGGCGGGTGGTTGACAGCATCATTCGCGATGATGTCGGCGCCTATGAATTGTCGGTGGAGGCCGCATGACCGCGAAGCGCGAGGCGATTTTCGCCGAGATTGAAACGCGGATGCGCGCCATCGCCGGGGTGGGTGAGGTGGAGCGGATGCCGTCGGGCGATCCGACCCGCTGGCCCGCCATCGGCATCGAGGATGGCGTGCAGTCGGCGGACGGCAACACCGAACCGGGCGTCAACCGATATGACCTGCCGGTGACGATTTCCGGCTTTGTCGAGGGCGGTGGCGGGTCGACGGCCCATGCCGCCGCCAATGAGCTGTATCGCGCGGTGGTGGCCGCGATGATCAGTGATCCGCCGCTGGGCGGATTGGCCGAGGAAGTGACCGAGGGGGATTTGCGGATGCAGGTGGCCATGCTGGCCGACCGGCGGCGCATCGGTTTCGAGCTCGATTTCAGCATCACGTTCGTGGCGGACAAATTCAACCCCGCCGCCGGGTAACCCACTGGAGTAAATGCAATGCCTGACCAGATTATCCGCCTGCGCAACGTGCTCGCGCTGTGCAAGGCCGAAACGACCGAGGGCGTCGATTCGTCGCCGACCGCCAGCGTCGATGCCTTTCCGTTCGAAATCGACTCGCTCGACATCGGCTCGCCCTATTCGATGGAGGATTCGAACGAAGCGACGGGCACCGCGATTGCCGGCGCGCCGCTGCTTGTCGGCCAGCCGGTGGCGGTGCGTGTGCGGTTCCGCCTCAAGGGCGCTGGGCCGGGCGTCACCTATACCGCCCCGGTCAAGCCGCCCAGCCATGCCCTGCTGCAATCGAGCGGCCTGCGCGGCCTGTTCACCGCCGCCGTTGCTGCCGCCGCGCTGACGGCGGGCAGCACGACCACCGGCACACTGGGCACCGGCTTTGCCAGCACGGCGCAGCTGTATCGCGGCCAGCGGGCGATCATCACCGGCGGTTCACAGGCCGGGGCGATGCCGCTGATCACCGATTACACGGGCGCCAAGGTGGCGACGCTGACCGATCTGTTCGGCACCGCCCTGGGCGTGTCGAACAGCGTGGCGATCGCGGCCAACTGGACCTATGCGGCGACCAGCCCGCGCGACGCGACCGAACGGGCGACCGACCATCCGTCGAGCACGCTGTACGTTTACACCGATGGATTGCTGGTCAAGCTGTTCGGCCTGCGCGGCAATCCGAAAATTGACTCGCAATCGGGCAAGGTGATGTTCATGGAAATGACCGGCACCGCCATCTGGGGCGGCCAGTCTGACACCAGCATCCCGACCGGTGCGGTGATTGCCAACCATGCCGCGCCGCAGTTTGATATGCTGTCGAGCGCGATCACCGCGTTCGGCGTCGGTCGCAAGCGGTTGCCGGTCAGCCAGTTCAGCTTTGACTGGGCGCATCAGATCGAAACCTATGAGGATCCGAACACGCCCGCCGGCTTTGGTGCGGCACTGATCGGGGGTCGCGCCGGGATGCTCGAATGCGATCCGTACAAAACGCAGCTCGCGGTGCGCAATCACCTCGCCGACCTCGAAAACAGATCGGAAGAGCGTCGTGTAGGGAAAGAGTGTAGATCTCGGTGGTCGCCGGATCATTAAAAAAAAAAGTGAACACACGTGCGACACACACGTGAGGGCGTCGGAACAACAGACAGACGTTAGGCATGCCTGCATGTGCAGGCGACGCCACGCGAGTCGTGAGTACCTGGACAGACCGGCTACAGGATCGACCGCAG